TGACAAAGAAGGAGAGAAAGAAGTTTTGGACTTCATGATGGAGAACAAAACTAGACTACGTGAGATGAGCCTTCGTATGGTACTTAAAGTATCTGACCTTAAAAAGATATCTGCAGACAGATGGAAGTCACTTGCAGAATCAACTTGTATGAAGAGAGGGTAACACAAGATGCTTAAAGGTATTTTAATTGGCGTACTATTAGTAGTAGTGTTAGTTGGATATGGAGTACTAGACACTAGCACTATAGTAGGCGCTGGTGAACAAGTAAAAAATGTCGTTGACCACGGAATTAGTTTGATTAACGATGCACTCGGCAGAGAAGATATCGCCTACAATAACTTATAACAGTATACCTAACTGTATTACCTTGCTCCTCCTCCAGATGCAGTTAGTTACAGTGGCGAGTTTAGAAATAGACTCGCCACTGCCTTTTATGTTAGAATAATACTATGAATTTGTATACAGTTGGTGATAGTTTTACATATGGTGATGAACTGCCTGACAGGCGCAAAGCCTGGCCATACCTAGTTGCCCAAGCACTTGGCTATACTGTGGACAACCTAGCTCAATCGGGTGCTAGCAACGACTACATAGTTCGTACCACTGTTGAATATTTAGATACACATACCCCAGACTTAGTTATTATAGCTTGGACAACTCCTGACAGGTTAGAACTTAACGCAAAACATTGTACTCCAAATACCACGCCCAGCATATTCAGAGAATGGGACGATGCCTGGGCAAAGAGTAAATACAATACACAGGTAAAATTACTAGATTCATATATACAGCCCACACATTTGTTCTGCACAGCCTGGGACCATCCTATATCAAGTAAAAATTATATTGGACGCTTGGTAGAATGGGCTTACGGAACACCACACGGCCCTGGTGGACATCCATTGGAACTAGGACACAGGAGGATAGCAGATGAAATTCTTAGAAATATCAGCAATTAGATCAGCTAATGTAGAAATATCTACCAAGTGTAATGCGGCAAATGCAAGGATTATACTGGAGCAAGACCAGTTGGTGTGTATATTACGCAAGACGGCAGACAAACAATTACAAGTTGAAACTTACTAAAATGTATGTTATAATAGCATGGATAAAACAATATAGGACAATAAATGAAACCTTGCGTACTACACGTTAGAGATGAAGTTAATGTCAAGATTTCAGGCTTGGATTTAGATACTCGTAAGAAGTTGAGTAACAAATTTAAGTATGACATTCCCGGTGCTAGATATATGCCAGCAGTTAGACTAGGACGCTGGGATGGCAAGATGGCTTTCTTTCAAATGGGAGGTAGTACCTATATTAATCTGCTTCCAGATATTATCCCAATCCTACAGCAGGATGGGTATGATATTTCTATTAACGACACTCGTGAATATGAGATGGATTATACATTAGAGCCAGTTACTGAGGATAGTTATGCTGACTATGTTTGGCCTCCAAAACATCCAGTAGCTGGTACTCCTATTATGTTACGGGATTATCAAGTTGACGTTATTAATAACTTCCTAAAGAATCCACAGAGCATGCAAGAAGTAGCAACAGGTGCTGGTAAGACACTTATAACAGCCGTGTTAAGTCACAGATGCGAAGCACACGGCAGAACTGTTATTATTGTGCCTAACAAAAGCCTGGTTACTCAAACAGAAGATGATTACATTAACATGGGACTGGACGTTGGTGTATATTATGGCGATCGTAAGGAGTTTGGTAAAACACACACCATTTGTACCTGGCAGAGCTTAAATATACTATTAAAGAATACTAAGAATGCTAGTGCAGAAGTTACTATTGGAGAGTTTCTCGAAGGCGTAGTTTGTATTATGGTAGACGAAGTACACATGGCTAAAGCAGATGCGCTTAAAACACTGCTAACAGGAGTAATGAGTCACATACCAATACGCTGGGGACTAACAGGAACAGTGCCCAAAGAAGACTTTGAGAGTGTTAGTATTGTTTGTAGTTTGGGTCCAGTAACTAACAAAATTAGTGCCAAGGAACTTCAGGATAAAGGAGTTCTTGCACAATGTAATGTTAATGTGTTACAATTACTAGACGTTACAGAATATGAAAACTATCAAAGCGAACTAAAGTATCTATTAGAACAGAAAGATCGCTTAGATTATATTGCTGGGTTAATTACAAATATTAAAGAAAGTGGTAATACACTTATATTGGTGGATAGAATAAATGCAGGAAAAGAACTTGAATCAAGGATTCCGGGCTCCGTTTTTGTCAGCGGTGGCACAAAGGCACAGGAACGTAAGGACCATTATGATGAGGTGGCTGATGCAACTGGTAAAGTTATCATTGCTACTTATGGCGTTGCCGCTGTTGGTATTAATATTCCTCGTATTTTTAATCTCGTACTGTTGGAACCTGGGAAAAGTTTCGTCAGAGTTATCCAGAGTATCGGGAGAGGAATTCGAAAAGCAGAAGACAAAGACCACGTCCAAATCTGGGACATCACCTCAACATGCAAATTTGCGAAACGTCACCTTACTAAAAGAAAGGCGTTCTATAGAGAAGCCTCGTACCCATTCACGATACAAAAATTAGATTGGAAGTAACAAAATGAGAATACTAACACTAGAAGACAAATCGTTTGAGATGAATGAATTGCCAGACGAAGTAGATGATTTGCGCTTTGCAGTCTTAGATAATTCAGATCCTAAGAACCCAGACTATTTTTATATCCCGCTAATCTTTTTAGAAAGTTTTAATAGTCCGGCACTTGTATTAGATATTGGTGGCCATAAGATTCGCATGCCAGTTGATTGGAAAATACTCATCGGCGAGAAAGAGTTCGGTGACTTGGAAATGACTAATCTTAGCAGTCTTAATGATCGTGGGTTTAGTGCATTTTGTTTTAATCCACTCAGCAGCTATAGTGCGGCATACTTGCCTATTGACATTGTTGATTTGTATACTGATGTAAAATGGTTCTTCCCTAAGCTCAAGCAAGGTCAGATACTAGCAGTTCCAATAGAAACAGGCAGTAAACCTAAGTGTGTATATTTTGCTAACGAGATCAACAAACAGAACGAAGTGGTGGATATTGGCCAAGCCTGGTAATAAAGTATGCGAAAGAACATATTACGAAAGACAGATTACCGAAATTTTGAGTATCGACTGAATCCAATAAACGATGCTCACCATGAAATTATCGTAGACACACATCGTCGTATTGAAAATTATTTTAAAGATAGACCAGAATGCCAAGTAGAGCGTATAATTTATAGCAGTAATAGTAATCGCTATTATACCATATTATTTGCTACAATAGATGATAGTAAGATGTTTGAATTAGTATTTGCAGAACACATTGACACACAGGGCGTAAAATATGAGTGATTTACCATTGAATGCAGTGCTTGGTGCATTAGACAACAAAGACATGGCTTTTTGGGATCGTTGTACTCCTGAGCAACAAAAGAAGATTGCTCCGTTTCTGCTTAATCGTTATATGAGCTTGGTTAAAGACAATGGTGACATTGCGGCATATTATCTTATGGCAACTAATGACAGAGTTAACAAACAATACTTTGCACTATCCAAACATCCTAAACTAGTATGGCAGTTACTATGTACAGTTAGCCCTGGTATGGGAAAGCAATTTCATCAGTGGGTAGGCAACAAGAAAAAAGATGCAAGTGACAAGAAGACCAAGGACATCTACAAAGTACTAGAAGGATTGTATCCCACAGCCAAGCGCGATGAACTAGACTTAATGGCTAAGAAGATGACTAAGAAAGACATTAAGCAACTTTTAATTAGCCATGGTGAACAATGACAGACTTAAAACAAGTAATCGTTGACGCTGTTAAGACCTATGTTGACGCTGACAAAGAGTTTGTGTGTAATTATTGTGAACGAAGATTTCGTAAAGAGAGTACATTGCTTGCTCATTCGTGCGAGCCTAAACGTAGAGCACAACAAGAAAAAGATGCAGGGGTGCAACTAGGATTGCATGCCTATCTACGTTTTTATGAGATATCACAAGGCAGTGCTAAACTAAAGACATATGCTGACTTTTGTAAGAGTCCATACTATAAAGCATTTACTAAGTTTGGTAGACATATGATTGGCATCCGTGCAATTAACACCCGTGGCTTTATAGAACACGTTATTAAGAACAGCAAGAAGATTGACTATTGGTGCAGGGATGAAGTATATCAGGAATTCCTAAGCCTGCATTTACGACAAGAGAACGTTAAAGATGCCCTAGAACGTAGTATGAATACCATGATAGAATGGGCAGAAGAAAACGA